GCAGCTTCATATAATTCTGTTTCATTCTTTCCTTTTCCAGTGTATCTTTTAGAACAGTTGTTTAAGTCATAGCGCATTTGATTTTCATCAACCAAAGCCGACGCTATCATTGTGTCGACTATTTTACCGCTGATACTTAAACCGAGCGCTCGTATCCAACACACGTCATACATGGCGTTGTGAAATATTTTAATAGAATCTGTGTTTAAAACAGATTGAAACCATTTCAGAACCATGGCTCTATCCATATTACCGCCCCCTTCATGGGCAATTGGGTAATAACCGCACCAATCTTTAACAGCAACTGCTATACCTACAACTTCTCCTACTCCTACTACAGAACCCGAACCTCTTCTTATATTTAAATTAGGGTCTTTAGTTTCTAGGTCTATTGAAATTTCATTATATTTAGATAAATCTGGAAATTCTTCAGGGGGTAACCATTCTGTTTGTGGTTTGAAAAGAGGCATTTGTATCATTTATTTTTCCATTTGTTATATCCTTTGACCCATTCTTTTGATTTACGTTCTTCTGTTTGTCGTTTTGATTCTTGATAAGATTCTTCTAATTCTTTTTTCTCTTTCTCCGCTTCTTCTAAGAAATCTTTTTTTGGATAGTCTCTATCGATAGCCATTTGACAATAATGAATTGCTTTTTCCAAATCTTGTCTTTGTCCTTTCTGCTTGTGTCTGCACAAATATTTTATAGCGTTTCCTTCCGCAAAAGGCAAATTATTTTTATTTATAAACTCAGAGGGTTGAATTGTCATTGATTGATAATGGTCACCCCCAATTTGTTTTTTATAAACGTTGCTCATATTATAAATGCTTTGTCAGCACGCTTTGGTTCTATAATGTGTAAATTTTCTTTTGTTCGTGTTGCACCTACATAAAATAATCGATTCTCATCATCAGGATTTTTTTCGTAAGTGTCTAATGTTGTTTTAGTAAGATCAGTGAGTAATACTACATTTTCTGATTCTCCTCCTTTAGCTGCATGAATAGTGGACAATTCTATTCTTGGTTTTTTATTTAATTGTTCTCCATTAGCTCGCATCTTTCTTAGATATTCTATTCGTCTGGTGCCAGCCTCATTAAAAGCTTCAAACCAAACTTTGTTAGTTTTTAATCCAAAATCTTTAGTTAATTGATTAATGCCATAAAAGGATCCTTTAGTCATACCTTGCATTAACTTTTTATCTCGATGGTCAGGAGACATATATCCATAAATTTTTTCTATTTGTTTATAAGATAATAATTGTCCCTGTCTTAAATGTTCCCAATCAGTAGCCGCTTCTTGAATATCCTTTTCATAGCTACGTTTATGCCGAGTTTCATAATATAAACCTTTACGATATAAAGTATCTTCTATTTCTTTTAGCATGTGTTTAGTTCTAGCTAATACTAACCATTCTCCAGAAGACATATCTACAGAATCAATATCAAAATGTCGGTGTAAACTTCCCTCATTAGTTTTAGGTTGCCATGTTTTATTAATTCTATGTTTAATTCTATTTACAATTCCCATTACTAGTTGATGAACTTTAATAGGTATTCTATGTGATTGTATCAATGGAAGATTAATCATTTGATTTTGTAAAGCTATAAAAGAATCTACATCTGCACCAGCCCATTTAAAAATAGCCTGGTCATCATCACCTGCAATAAAGGCATCTTTCGTTTTATTCCAAATAGTTCTAGCCATATCCCATTGCATTAATGATAAATCTTGTGCTTCATCAATAAATACAACATCAAATTTTGGAGACAAATCAGATTTAGTAAACTCTAAAATCATGTCATTATACTCTTTAAGGCTGTATTCTTTCTTATATCTCTCTAATTCATTATAAATAATATGAAGTTTATCTAATTCTAAATCTTGAATGTGTTCTCTTTTATTATATTGTTGTTCAATTGTAATATTTCTTACTTTAGCTCTATTAATAATTTCTAAATATTCACTATCAGAAGTAAAAAAACCTCCATGATCTTCCTGGTGTTCTGCATAGGTCACTGGAAAACCTAGTTTTTTTCCCAGATCTTTATAGTGGCTCGGCTGCATTACATTTTCTTTTTTATATCCTAGTTTTCTAAATCCTAAAGAATGAAGAGTTCTAAAATATGGAAGATCATCTTCGGTAAGATTAAATTTTTTAATAGCCCTATCTCGCGCTTCACTAGCCGCTTTTTGAGTAAATGCAAAGTAACCAATTTTATCTGGATCAGTTTCTTTTAAATAATTATCTACTTTTTTTAATAGTGTAGTCGTTTTACCTGTACCTGGTGGTCCTAATACTATTGTTTTCATAATATGGTTACAAATATCCATGCAGCAGTTAAAACTACCAATAGAACTAAATCACTATTTATTTTATCCATTATATTTTCCATTATATTTACCTAATTTACCAATAGATGATGCTCCTATAAAATGTTTGCCAGCCTCTTTTATTGTTCCTAATCTGTTTTGCGAAGGAGTCACCCATCTTAAATTGGATACTCTAAAATCAAATCTATTTCCATTTTTATGATCCACCCATATTTGTTTAGTGGAATTATTATTTACAATAAATGCGAGTGCCGTTACTCGATGATAATCTATCGAATAACCAATTCCTTCCTCGTGAAGGACGGAATTACAGTAGCTGTTTCTTATACCAATGGATGGGATATTTTTTGTTTCTTGATTTTGGATATAAGGAAAGACTTTTCCTAAGTCCGGTACAAATTTATTAAAGCCTCCTGTTTGAAATAATAGATATTTTCCTCGAGGTAAATTTTCAAGTGAATTTTTTCTTGAGTTGCCTATATCCTGTAGTGTAGAAAGGTCCACGTAATCTATATTTTTTACTATTGTTTTAAATGGATCTAATTCTGGAAATAAAAATAATTGATCTCTTATCATTAAAATACATCTTTCGGTTTCAGTTCTTTTTGAATGTAATCATCTTTTCTTTTATCAAATTGTTTCACTGTAAAAACAGAAATTCTTTCTTTTCCTACTCTTTTTCCATCATCACAATTACAGTGATCTTTTAACATTTGAGCAGTTCTAGAATAATTTATATCCCATCTCTGTCTTATTAAAAATTTACTATAAAATTGACTAAATACAAAATGATGATAACCCCCATGGTTCCATACTGAACCTTTTTTAAGATCTGTAACATCTGAACCAATATGTCTATTTAAACAAAACTCTTCTAGATGATTTCTTAATTGGTCTGCTGTTGTTACACCTTCTGGCGCTTCTACAGGTTCGTGATTCTTCATCAGTGGGTTTATAATCATGTCCCAGTCTTTAGGCTTAACTGTTGGTGGTTTAAAATCTAATTGTTCCATGCATGCTTCCTGGAATAGACTCTGTTGTTTAAGATATTTAACATTTTCAAGGTGTAAACGTTCACCATCTACGTTAAGATAATAATAAGGTTTTTCTAATTTTATTTTTTGTAAATCTGATAAAAGGGGAAAAACAAGATCTTCTCCTATCCCATATTTTCTAGTTCTACATAATTTTTTATCACACAGATTACACATTGGGACATCATTGCATTTATAGCCCCAGTCTTTTTTGTCGTGTTGTCGTTTAATAATATCAACTTCTGATTCACTCAAAGGAGTTGCAGAAGCTGCAATGTTAAACATTGTAATTCTACTTTTCCATTCAGTTGGCCATTTCTTTTTAGCGTATACCCCATAATGAAATATTGCATTATTTCTTCCTCCTTCTGGAATTTTATTAATGGCCATAAGCTCTATACATGGTGGACCATCAGAATATTCTGAAACAGGTCTTTCGATTTTTAGTTGTTGAAGTTGTTGTGGTGTTTGTTTATTTCTTTCGTAGGAGTTAAAAAAACCAGCTATGGTATCTGCCCCTCCAGCCTCAGTAAAGGCATATCTAGTTGAATTAGTACAATTAAAATAAGGTAAATTAAGAAAATTTCCTGTATCATCTTGCGATTTTAATTTAATTTGTTTTGGAAATACTTCTGATCCGCCATAACCCAATATAGTTTTTATTTCTGTTAATTTATCTCTCATTACTTCCGCACCAACTTCTTTTGTTACAAACACAAATACATGTGCTCCACCACTTTTAGATCTACACACTACTAGTGGAAGTTTGGCTTCTTTAATTTTATCTATTAATTTTTTGTGATCAAATCCTGCGTAGGAGTCTATATCTACACATCCCCATCTACATTCATTATTATCATTGATTGGAATAATTCCTAAACTTTGTTTACCATCTAAATGAGCTTGCCATAATTCTGGAGTGACGGCTTGACGTACCACAAAAGATTGTCCTTTTACTTTAACTCCATTTTCTATTGGTGCACTTACTTTAGTGCAACCATGGGCTCTTTCTAACCCTTTAAATATTTCTATAAATTTTTCTATCATATTTTAAACGGGCGCCCCCACTCTCGCTTCAGCGCCCGCCTCCTAGGATACTGTTAATATGGTGAATCGCTTTTTGATTCGTCAGATCCGTGTTTAACTTTCACTTGACCCTTGCTGTTTTTTTCAGCAAAGCCTTTAGCAATCGCATAAACACCTTTATCTGTAACCGGACCAACTTTAGATACATCCCATCCAAACCATGTTCCTTTGTCATTCGACA